CCGCTGCAGCGTTCGTCGAGCCAGGCCGGTCTGTAGCTCAGCCTGGATATAGGTCGCTGTTTCGGCCAGCTTGCGAACCCTTTCCATCAGTTCAGCCTTCTCCTGCTCGCGCTTGGCGGCGCGCTCTTCGCGCTCGATTTCCCGCTGAGCCATCTTGTCGAGCCAGTTTTGTTTGGGTGGCTCCTTCTTCGGTTTGGCTGATTTCACACTTGGCGGCGGCTCGTGCCTTGGTGGCGGCGGCTCGAAACTCGGGCCGGAAAGGACCGCAATAGTCCCTCCCTTGCTCAAGAACTCCTCCTGGAGCAGGGCCAGTTCGTGGCGCTGCGGGTCGAGCATCTGGATCATGCTGAGTTCGGTGCTGATCATGCTGCTATCCCCAAAACTTTGTTCATGCGCTCGTCGAGGATTTCGTAGAAGGTCTTCACCCGCTCGGCGATCTTCCGGATCATTACTTCGTCCCGATACATGCGCTTCACGAAAAGCGGCATGCCCGGCCAGTAGCTGATGAAGTCTATCCACTCGCGCTCCGAAACCCATAGACCGCCTTGGCACTGGGCAACATGTTCTTTGGGGATCTCTCCGCCCAGGATCACGTCGACCTGCAGCTTCGGCAGCTTGGTTTTGATCTCTGTCAGTCCCTTGTCGCCGACCAGCGCATCAGGCGAATAGCCTATGCCGTGGTTGAGGATGATCCCGACTTCTGTCGTTTCCACTTCTTCGCTGTCGCAGTACAGGCCGCGGGCGACACCTTCTAACTCGTGGCCGCGCTCGGTATGGCGGTTGCCGGTGAAAGGATCGGCCGCCTCCCCGGTAATACGCTCTCCAATCAGCGTGTTCATGTAAGTGAAGGCGGCGACACCAAAACCAGCCTGACCTTTGCCGTCGACCAACAAGCAGTCCAACTCAGAGCAGGTGACTATGCCCAAGCGCAGCGAAAGCCACTCAGGAGTTCCCTGCGCTATATCAGTAATGATCTGCATGATTCACTCCTGTGGCCGGCTGGCGGCCTTGGTAATCCGTGCCGACACGGCATCGAACTCGGACTTGTAAACGTTGGCGGCGCAGCCGTACTTCGCGGTGAAGTTGTCCCGCAGTGCCTGGCTGCACTTCTTGAGCAGCGCGTCGAGCTGGGCGGCCTGACTGCTCGTGATAACTGGTTCTTGCGGGGGCTCCGGCTTCTGGTTCGCTTTCTGGCCGTCGTCATCTTCACCGGTGGTGGTGAAGTTGAGCAGCGCACCGGCGGTATAGCGTTTTCCGTAGCTGACCGAGCTGGCCACTGCCTGCACTGCGTTCTTGTTGCCGCTGACATCCGCCGGAAGAAATATCGAAGTAACTTCCCGGTGGCCAGCTCGATGGCTGAGGACACCCTCAACCTCGACACCGCCCTGGGTTCGTGGAATCCGAAACGACAAACCAAACCCGTGCTTGGCGAGGATCGGCTTTATCTTTTCGTTGATGTCCTCCCAAAGGGCATAGGTGGACTGGACATTCTTGAACTTGTCGCGGATTGCACCGCGCTCTTCGATCACAGGCAGTTCTTCCTGCATTCTGGCCAGCGCTTCGTCGTACTGCTGTTTTGCCTGCTGAGCTTGATAGCGCTCATGCATCGCCATTAGGCGCTCCATCTTGTCGATATCAGCGGCAGGGCTCATGGCTACCTGCTGGATGATCGACATGATGGTTGCCGATTCGGTTTGTACGGCCGGGACGCGCTCGACCGTTTCTGTTACTGCAAGATTGCTCATGGCGACCTCAGTACTGAATTGAAATAGCCGGGATTTTGCGCTGGGCGATCAACGTGATTGCCTGCTTCGCGCATTCCTCGGTCATGCCGCCGGTGATGAATGCTTCCAGGGCGGCGCGGTTGATTGATTTTTTGTGCTCCAGATCAGCCTCGCGGGCCTCCTGCTGCCGGATGATTTCGTCCGCTGCGGCTTTCTGGCGGGCGACTTCGGCCAGGCGGGCATCCTCTGCTGCCTGCGCTGCACGCTTCTCGGCGGCAATGCGCTCCTGTCCGGCCCGCTGTTCTGCGGCCAGCTTGTCGGCCTTGGCCTGCTCGGCTGCACGCTGAGCCTGCTCGGCCTGCAACTGAAGCTGTAGGCGCTGGTTCTCTGCGGCTGCCTCTGCATCGCGGGCTGCTTGTTCTGCGGCGCGCTGAGCTGCTGCGGCCTGGTCCAGTAGATCCTGTTCCCGGCGTGCGGCCGCATCGCGCTCGGCCTGGGCTTTTTGCTCGGCCTCAATGCGGGCCTTTTCAGCCGCTGCCCGGGCAATCTCTGCATCACGGTCGCGCTGGGCCTGGGCTTCAGCCTCTGCGCGCAGCCGAGCCAGTTCGGCTTGCTCCGCTTCGTGCCGGGCGCGCTCGGCGTGAAGGGCGCTCAGCTTGCCCAGAATCTGGTCCTTCACCTGGGCCGCTTCGGCCAGAAACTCTTCCCAGGTGTCGTCGATCTCGACCATCTCCAGGTCGGCGAGAATTTGGGCGACTCGCTCGGCCGTTGGCGATTCCTCGAAGTAGGCCAGATCCTTCATAGCCTGGATTTCGTCAACGTGTTTGTCTTTGCGGGCCTGTTCAGCCTCTTCCCAATCCGTCAGTGGCTGTCGGGTGGCGTCACGTAGGGCGTCCATCTTGTTGACGAACTCGCGCAGCTCAGCCTCGACCACCTTCGGCATTTCCTTCAGGCGCTTCAGGTAATCGCGGCCCGGCTTTTCAACTGCTGTCTTCGACTTGCTGACCTTTGCCGCCAGAGAGGCGATGCGCTCTCGACCTTTGCGAGTGGTGAGGTCTGGAACCTCGGCGGCAACCTCAGCGGCTACCGCGTCGAAGAACTGGCCCAGGCCGCCGGCAACGTAGATGGCCGGGGCGTTTTCTTCACTGATGTCGTCGATCTTGATGACTTGCTGTTGTGCGGACACGGGGATTCCTTGCCGCGACGTGCGCAGCGCTTGAAGGTGTGGGTTAGGAGGTGATGCGGTCAGCCAGGGCGCCAAGCAGCATCAGGAAGGTGCAGAAGGTGATGGCCGAGAAAGACCCGCGCCAGATCAGGATTCGCCGGGCGCGCTGCCGGGAAGTCACCGCAGCACCTGAGAGAGTTGAGGCACCTGGCAGGCTGCCGTCCTTTCGTTCACCACGGTATAGGCCAGCATGGCCGAGAGAACGGCGGCGTTGAGGATCCAGGTGAGCGCTTTCATGGCGCCACCTTCAGGCCAGCGGCTTCGACAAACTGGGCGCAGGCGTTACGCATGCCTAGGGCCGAGTAGTAGGCGTCCATGTGGCTATCATCGATAGCTTCTTCGGGATCTTCTGGTACTTCCGGCAATGGCGGCAACTCAACCACCAGGGTGGCGCGAGATTCCTTCCAGCCCTTCTGGAAATAGAACCAGGCGGACGACTTCATCTGTGCATACCCATGCTGGGCGTATAGTTCGCTGCCGTAGGTGTTCAGCTCAGGGATGAAGTGAACGCCCTGCTCCGCATCCACTTGCCCCCACTCGCGCTCAAACTCTTCACGGATTTTATCGTTCATGATCAAGGGCTCAGTAAGGAATGCATTGCATGCAGTTGGCGGAAAACCCTTTCTCGCCGCAGCCCGGACAGGCGCGTTCTGGAGTCACGGGCTTGGGCGGTCGATTCACCTTGAAGCCAGAAGCCTCAATGCGTCTGGCCATGATCTCTATGCCTTCGCGCATTGCTGCGCATTCGTCGCTGGTGACAGCCCACTCGCGCTCATCGACAACTGGCAGTTCAAACGCCAGCGCCGCACGTGAGGCCTGCCATCCCCACCAAGCGTGCTGAATGCGGTCATCCCGATAAAACCCGTCTGAGGGTGCGCCGACCTGATTGATCCTGAGCAAAGGCGCAGACGGCCAATCTCGCTTCACTGCACTTTCAAACTCTTCACGCATCTTGTCGGTCATGGCGCCACCTGCTTGCGGTAGCCGGCGTCGTATAGAGCCTCGGCCCAAACCAACGTTTCCGGGTCATCATTCCATGCGCTATCCGTAACTCCAGCGTCGGCGAGCATTGCGCTGACAGCCGCTGCCCGCTCTTCCGCCGCGATCTGCTCGGGCGTGCGGATGGGGCGAGCCTCCTTGATCCACTGCAATTCCTCTTGGTCTAAAAAGCTGACCACTGCCATCCCCATGCGATGGGCGAGAACGGCGCATTTGCGAAACGTATTCGTCCGGGCGCTCAAGGCCTCGCAGTCAATACCAGCAGGCGGCAGGCCTTCGCCTGTCCATGCCGTTGGGCGAGGCGTTGCGTATTTGAACCAAGACCGGCGTGGGTTGGGCTGCGCGCCACCGACACCTACGTCGCCGTAGGGGAACGGCTTCGGATGATCAAGCCGCTGATACTGAGACTCGCCAACCCAAGCTTCATAAATTTCTCCGCCGAACGCATACAGCGCATGACCGATGGTCCATTCCGGCGCCTTGCTCCAATCAATGTTCATGCCCGGGCCCTCACGGCGATACGGCCGCCCTTCATTGTCACCGACAGAGGCACGTTCAGATCCTTGACCAGATCCTCCCGCTTGCGGCCGATCACCTCATTGAAGGGCAGGCCGAAGCCGAGGATGGCGATGCGGCGCTCCAGATCATCCATCTGTTCGTCGATCAGCGTTTTCACGATTGGGGTGGACATGACTCCTCCTTGCGCCGGTCAACGATCTTGTTGAGGCGCCCGCAGTAGTGGTTGAACTCTTCGATGGTGATGCGATTGTCGAGCATCATTTCGGAAAGGGTTTTCTGGATCATCACCGACCAGGTGACCGGCGTTTCTGGATCCTCAAGGGTTTCCAGTTCCTCGCCGATGAGGACGTGCGGACTCATGGTCACAGTTCTGCGTCCTCTGCCTGGGCGATCAGGGCGTCATCTGCCAAGGGCTCAAGTAGGGCCTGTGCGATTTCACCGAGCTTGCCGAAGGGGTGGTCGCTGGGGCCGAGGAGTTCGGCCACGGCGTTCTTGTCGGCCCGGCCACCTGCCGACAGCAGCAGCCAGCCCAGGGCAGGGGTGTGAACCTGGCAGTCCGCCAGCCGGTTGTTCACGTGCTCGTCCACGGCCAGCGCCAGGTCGGCCACGGTGACCTCCCGCGCTTGGCGCCAGTGACGCTGGACCGTCACGTCCACGCCCCGCAACAGGTCCTCAGTCGCGTTGTGCAGCCACTCAGCCCGCGCAACCTCCCGAGGGCTCTCGCTCACCATCGGAGGCAACTGCGCGTCGTGCATAGCCTGACAAATCTTCAAAGCTGCGTTCATGGCTGCCTCCAGATGGGCGCTACAGTGGTTTCTGTTGTTCTTGCTTGGCGTGCCTGGCCTTGATGGCGCAGTCGGCATGCTGGGTTCGCCAGCCACCCGCATGGCGCTCGAAGTGGCCTTGGCCTATCTCCACGCGATGGTTGCAGCGGTAGCAGGTGCCGGGATGCTTGTTGCGCATGGCGACCTCCAGTGTTTGGGGTTAGGCGGAACGGGCGATTGCCGCTTTGGCCAGATCGCGCATTTCGTCAACAGTGATCTGCAAAGCCTCTTGCGAGGTGCATGAGCCGGTGCAGGGCACGCAGCCGCAGTCATGAGGTCGAGCAATGCGCTCAAGCGCTTTGAGCAGGTCAAGAACATGTGTTCGGTGGAACTGCTGCATCATTGCGCTGAACGCCATCGTGCTGCCGAAACAAAGCTGGCCTTGAGCGTTCTCCCAAGCCCCTACATGCGTGAACCAATCTTTATTGGTCCATGACTTGCGAGACTCGTAGTCGTCCGGCTTTCCGTTAAGCGACGAAGTTGTCATGACTCTCTCCATCTGGTTGATCCAACAAATTCCGGCTGCACACGATCCTTCCGCTGGTTGCCGTTGGGCGCGGTGTCATGTGCATGCGGGATTGGTCGGACTGTGGGAGCGAGAAGGGTGTTTATGGCGTATTTTCGTCTCCCAGGGCCCGGAATAGAGCGGTTAACCTGTGGGAGCGAGAAGTGAAAAGGCCCAACTGGATGGCAGGGCCTTTTCGATGCAGTGGTGTTCAATATTTGGAGCGGGGCAGCGAGCGCCAGAACGAACGCTGACCCCCGGTACATCGCCAGCGCTCACGATGGAAGCGCAGTGGATCGGTTGGCAGGCCGTCATCAGGTGGCGGTTCTGGCCGCGCATGGCTGAGCGCTGCGCCGATCAGGAACAGTAGGAGCATGGTGTTCTCCGGTTTGAGTGAGTGCCGGTTACGCCTCCAGCGCGGACTTCCACCGCCGTGTTGATTTCTCCCGGCCGCGAACTCGCAACCCTGTGGAGATTGATGCAGGTGGGCGGTTATAGGCCGCAGTTTCGTCCGCATCCCACTGCGCACTCGATGAATGCGCAGAAGTGATGCTTTAAACGTCGTACGGCGGAATGTCGCCGATGCGCGCCTGACGCTCTTTTTGAAAGGCTTCCGCAATATCAAACGACCCTTTAGCCAGCGCTACCGGACAGACGTCCGGGTTCCCAGAAAGCAGGCCAACCATCGCCGCCAGCGCGGTGTTTTCGAGTTCTTGATGCTCTTCGCGTGTCATGGTCTTGCTCCGTTGTTTGGCTTTCGAATGCCTCCCGGGGTGTGAGAGGCATTTGTAAAGCCAGATGGCCGACCTGAAACAGCAGGGAGCCATCTGTGCCCGGTCCCGCTACTGGCGACAGACCGGGTTTGTTGCGTCAGCGGTGCTGGTCAGTTACCCGCTGCTGATTGCAGGGCTGGCCGGTCTTCGTCGGTGTGGGCGTCGAGCTTCCTCCCCGCGGCGTCAAACAGCATTTGTTCGCCTTGGATCACAGGTCCTTACAACATGCACGCTACAGCTCTGGATGCCCTGATTGAGTGGGGCAGGGTGCATGAGGTCCGGCGGTCCCAGCCGAAGCTATCGGGCCCGCTAATTCAATTCTTTTGCCGTGACCCGCTACTGGCGTCGGTCACCGGCTCAATCAAGTTGTTCTGATAGCCGCGAACTCCCGCTATCACTCCGCTTACCAGCCCTTCCGCGCTGGACCGAGGGAGGCCCTCGTGGACCCAGGCTCACTGTGCTGGGTCGCGTAACAGGTTCTGGCTTCTTGAGGCCTGCCGGCGAACCGGACGTGCAACTAAAGAGCGGCGGGTCTGTTGAGGCCCTGGCCGCTTGCTTGTGTTTCGCTTTGCAAGTCGGCTTGCATTTATAAAAGCATGCTTGTGTTTTGAATGCAAGCACGCTTGTATTTATTTTTTGTACTGTATGGATATACAGCATAAAAATAGGAGGGGTTATGGGCCAGTTGGCAGGCAGTGATGGTTCGCGGCGGGGAGGGGAGATGGCAGGGGTTGAACGGCTTGGCCTTCGGGTTTCAAGCATGATCAATCACCCCATAGCGCAACTTCAGCGCTGGGTGACGATCCACCGGCTAGACAGCGACGGAGATAGAGAGTGGGAGGAGGTGATTGGTGTCCTATCCGAAACGGACGGCATTGACATCACATTCAACGACGATGAATCGGTGACGCTGAAGTGGGAGGCATGCTCCGAAGAAGACCGGCCGGTAGAGGTTATCGAAAGGGCAGAGGAGCCTGCACCTTTCTGATAGACGAAGAAAAGCCCGACGCATGGCCGGGCTTTTGATCAGCAAGGAATCAAGTCTCTGTAATGAATAGCCTGTGCAGCTCGCCATCCTTGAATACTGGGCGCGCGCGTACTTTGAGACTCGCATGGCTCCCCATGGCTTGGGTGTATGCATTATTCGGGAAGCTCAGAGCAATGTCAGTGATCTTTCCGTGCACGGAACCGGAATAACCCTCGATCTGGACGCGACACACGCCTGTGTCCACGCTTAGCGCGTAGATCCGAGAAATAACATAGTCGCCAGGATCCCCAACCGAAACCTCGCCATTTGATCGAATGGCCAATGCCTCAGGTTCAGTAATCTCAACTGGATGGTCGGAGTCTGCAAACTGCGTTATTTGATCGCACGACTTACCAATTGGGGCCAGAGCATTCCGCATGGGAGTCCTTGCTGCCTCTACCAACAGCGGGAGCGTCGCGAGCAATTTCTCGGTCAGTCTTTCCGTGGAAAGATGGACATTATCGTTTGCCTTGATCAATCCGTTTGCCATGACATGATTGAGGTCCGAAGACTGCTTGGCTTGCTCCCTGATAACCTCTACCAACTCTTTCACGTCCGAGTTTCCTGATAGTGCTTTCTTGACGTAGGCCAGTACCTGAGCAGTTAACCAGTCAAATGCCTTTTTATAGACATCCGCAAAAGCAGGTATCTGATGTGTGATACCTGTAAGTATAACCAGTGTTTGCTCAAAAGATCCTTCTTTTGGCGGAGCAGAAAAGCACCTTATGTCGGACTGTTGGCGCGAAGCTAGGACCTCCCCATAAATGCAGTAATGGCTGATCAGCCGATAGAGTCGAGATGCGCCATCTACTGACTTTGCGTATTGCCCGGCTTCGAGCAAATGGCGGTTGGCGTCCAGCCCCTCATATTTCATGTTCATGTGACCGGTAACACCAGTCATCTCATCCCAGCCGACCATTGAACATCCCTGAGTTCGTCGTTATAAAAATCCCGGCTGGAATCTGAGCAGAATATCTCAAATCACACCGGCTGCCCGTTCCACACATACAGCACGCGAGCCAGGATGTGCGTGTCATCCACTCGGATGTCCTCGGGGTCGTGGTGCTTATTGTCCGAGATCATCTTGAAGAAATTCTTGCCTTTCTTCTGTAGGCGTTTCACGTACAGCATCTGATCGTGGGAAAAGAGATAGATGCCATCACCCGTGAACTCCCGAACCGTAATGTCAACGAGCAGTGGGTCGCGATCCTTGATTGTCGGGGCCATCGACTGACCCCAACCAGTGATCATCTTGAGATGGAAGTGCTCTTTGAATGTGACGCCCAGGTCACGCAGATGCTTGGGGCTGACCCTTATGTCTTGAAGCATTTCCGGGTATTCGTGCGGGATCTGTCCGCCGCCCATCGCTGCACGCACGTCATAGTGAGCAATCCACACCTCATCACCGACCTGGCCAGGGCGGGAGAAATCGACCTGGATGACGTTTCCAGATTTTAGTTGAACGGTGGTCTGCTCAACCGCGTCCGCAATCATCTTGCGAGCGTCCTCTGTAAGACTCTTCCCGTGCTTCTCCAGCATCTGTCGCACGATATCTGCGGCTGACTTGCTGTCAGCGGCATCCATCACCGGCGCCGGATCTTTCCTGCGAGGTGGGTCGCCTCGACCAGAAAGCAACCAGTCGACAGTGGTGTCATAACCGTCAGCTATGGAAATCAGGTGCTCGTTTTTGATGTTGCTTGTGTCGCCGGCAAACCACTGGCGGACAGCCTCGTAGCTGACCCCGCATGTAGTTGCGATATCACGCTTGAAGCTCCGCGCCCCTATGTCAGGCCTTCGGGTCACGACCAGCTTCTGGATTCGATCAGTAATTTTCATGCGAGCAATCTACAAGAGAGCTTGTCAAGCATGCTTGCCTTGCAAACACAAGCATGCTTG